CAGGACTCCCTTGGTCGCTTCTGCCTCAGTCTTGTTAGACGTGAGGTGAACCTCGGGATGACCTACAGTGCGGATAAACTTGTGGCCGTTAGAGCGGTCGGCGTCCTCGCGCTCCGATGGCGTAGACGAGTTAACAAACTCGCTCCACGTTCTCGGGCGGAGGCCCTTCGCTCTCCCGGGATGAAGGTTCGCGTCATCGGTGTCCCTGATGCGCTTACCTTCGTTGAAGGTGACTGGATCCGACGTTCCGCCCGGTTGCTCCCTAAGGAGCACTGGTTCGTGGACGGCGGAGGGTCGCTTCCTCACAAGTTTACTGACTCGCTTCGTGGTGACTTCGTATCCGCTGACCTTTCCAAGGCCACGGATGGGTTGTCGCACGACGCGGTCAGAGCTGTCGTCAAGGGGCTTCGGCGAGGTGGGGTCATACGAAAGAGTGACCTTCCTCTCGCAGAAGCCTCCCTTGGGCTGAGCCCGCGGACTCTCTGGAGTTGGGGTGACTCCGTTGAGCCCGCGCGTCGGGGCAGTCCGATGGGAACTCCTCTCTCTTTTGTCGTTCTCTCCTGGGTGTCTGCGTGGGCGACCACTGCATTCACCAGCGGAGCCTGTCACGGGGACGACGCTGTGGGTTTGACATCCGTTGGCTCTAGTAACGAAGAGCTTGCGGATTACTGCAGCGCCGTCGAAGCGGTAGGTGCATCCGTGAACGTATCGAAGACTTTCGTCTCCCGCAGTTCCTTCACGTTCTGCGAGACGTACGGTCTCCGATGCCGTTCGAGGAGAAAACCGGCGAAGGCCAGAGTCTTCTTCGTTCCTCCTGTCCCGCAGCCGGGCCTTAGGGCCCCGGTTGTGGCCGAGGGTCGGTGTGGAAACCGACTGCTCAACAGACAGGAGAGGGTGATGAGGACTCTCTTTCCCTGGGTCGTCAAGGACGCCCGTCTCCACCTTCCGGAGGAGATCGGCGGACTTGGCTACGTGGGGAAAGGTCTTGATGTCAGTACTTCCCTTCGTTGTAAGTTCGCTCATGTCCTTTCCAGAGGACTTGACGTGGGCTTGGGGAAGGCACTGGCAACCAAGAGGGCCTTCAGAGAGGAGTCCCTCTTCCCCCGCCCGATTACGTCCGCTCCGGCTGAACCAGGGGAGTTTTACAAGCTT